AATGTTCAAGTTACAGCTTGGTATTGATTATGAAAATTGAAGTAGGAAATTATGAATTGGATTGTGATTTTGATCCACGTATACAGAATAATGCCAGTGATAAAACTATTCTAATTGATGATATTGGATTCATATATAATTGTGTTTTTAAACAGAGAAAGGCATTTGAATATTCTGTAAAGGCAGTAAAAGAAGTATATCCAGATTCAAAAATATATGTAGTATCTGATGGTGGGTTTGATTATTCTTATATGGAAGATGAGAATCTAAAGTTCTCTATGGAAGAGGATACTGTATCACCTTTAAAAGGAATTAATGGAGATAATTTTTTAGAACCAAATCATCAGACTATTATTAAGGCTGGTATGAAGGGCACATTAAGGAGATTGGAAGCAGGTATTGAGCACTGTGGCAATCCAGAATGGATTTGTATGACCGAACCTGATGTATTAATTCGTGGAAGAATTAGTTATCCAGATAATGCTAAACTTCTAGGAACAAGAGTTAATCATGCATGGCATTCTGAAGGATGTCTTTATCAGTTTATGGAAATGAATAGTCTTCTAAGTGAAATTGAAGGTGCTATTCCTATAATAAGGTGGGGTGCTGTTCCTGTTATATTTCATACAGAAACTTTCCTTAAGGGATTAAAAGTATATAAAGATAACTTTGAGTTACTAGACAAACTTACTGAAAAACATTATGCACCAGGAACTTTTGATTTGTTTATAGGCATTATATTTGCATTAATAGGAGAGCAAGAGGTATATAATAAAGATATAACTGAATGTCTTAGAAATCCTTCATGGAAGACATCAGATCATTCTATTGTACATCAGTTTAGAGAGTATTATGAATCAAGTGATCATTATGGTAGTTAATTATGAATAGAATCAACAGTTATGAAGATCTAACAAATAATATTGTTGGATGGTTAAAAGATTATTACTGGCAGTATAGTATCAATGCATTTGTTGTAGGTGTATCGGGTGGTATTGATTCTGCTGTTGTATCCACTCTATGTGCAAGAACAGGATTGCCAACATATGTTTTGACAATGCCTTTAGATTCAAGTGCAAAGAATACAGAATTATCAGATGCTCATGCACTAGCATTGAAAGAGAAATATGATAATGTCACACATTATAATATTGACTTAACAGAACCATATCATAAACTCATATCTACAATTGGATTGCAGACAGCACCAGAAGGTTTTACTGCGAATCATAAGTTGATATCAAACAATCTTGCCAATGCCAATACCAAATCACGAATGCGTATGGTAACTCTTTATCAAATTGCAGGTGTTGTGGGTGGTATTGTTGTAGGTACAGGAAACAAAGTGGAAGATTATGGAGTCGGTTTTTATACTAAGTATGGTGACGGTGGTGTTGATATCGCCCCTATTGCTGACCTTTATAAATCGGAGGTTTGGCTCTTAGGAGAATACTTAGAAGTAGACCAAAGAATCGTAGATGCAAAACCAACTGATGGTTTATGGGATGACTCAAGAACAGATGAGGATCAACTTGGTGCATCATACGAAGAATTGGAGGAAGCAATGGAGACAGGAAAAGGTTCAGGTCTTGAAGTTCTTCAAAAATTTAATACACAAAATAAACATAAAATGGATCCCATCCCTACATTTAAATTATGACTGCAACTATTGAAGATGTAAAAAGGTATTGGAATAACCGTCCTTGTAATGTACGACATTCACAAAAAGATATAGGAACAAAAGAATATTTTGATGAGGTAGAAAAAAAAAGATATACTGCTGAGCCACATATTCCTTTGTTTGCTGACTTTGAATCTTATAGAGGTAAGAAGGTTTTAGAAGTTGGATGTGGCATGGCTACAGAGGGTATTAACTTTGCTAGACAAGGTGCAAAATACACTGCAACTGATTTGTCAGAAGAGTCACTTGAACTTGCAAAAAAGAGATTTGAGGTGTATAATAAAGAGGGTAAATTTTATGCTGGTAATTCAGAGAAACTTACTTCTTTTGTACCAGTAGAAACATATGATTTAATTTATTCTTTTGGTGTGATTCATCATAGCCCACATCCAGAAAAGATTATTTCTGAGATTAAAAAATATATGAATAAGGATAGTACCCTTAAGATTATGCTTTATGCCAGTGAGTCATGGAAGAACTATATGATTGAGGCAGGTTACGATCAACCTGAAGCACAGTATGGTTGTCCAATAGCCCATACATATACAAAAGATGAAGTACGGGAACTCTTAGATGGGTTTGATGTTTCAATAGAACAAAACCATATATTTCCATATCAAATTGAACCATATAAGCGTGGAGAATTCCTTAAGCAACCTTGGTTTGAATCAATGCCAAACGAAATCTTTGAGGTTTTAAAGAAAAATCTTGGATGGCACTTATTAATTACTGCGAAACTATTATGAAGACAAATGTAAAAGCTGCAATGATTGGTGTAGGTAAGTTAGGTCAATCTTGTGCTGAAGTTATGGCAGAATCTTATCCATTGGTTGGGTATGATGTTTCTCCCAGACAACCAAAGAATTTTCCTATGGTTGATAGTATGAAGGAAGCAGTTGAGTATGCTGATATAATTTTTATTGCTGCACCTACACCTCACGATCCTTTATATGATGGGAGAGAGCCTACTGCACATCTTCCAAATAAGGATTTTGATTATACAATTGTCAAGAATATTTTAACTGAAGTAAATAAATGGTCTAATAGAGATAAGTTAGTTGTATTAATATCTACAGTATTACCAGGAACTACTAGAAGGGAGTTAGAACCTCTTATTACTAATGCTAGGTTTGTTTATAATCCATACTTGATTGCCATGGGTACAGTTGGTTGGGATTTTGCCAACCCAGAGATGGTTATGATTGGAACTGAAGATGGTTCTGAGACTGGTGATGCTAGAGAACTTATTAATTTTTATAGACCTATGATGAATAATGATCCACGATATGTTGTGGGCACATGGGATGAGTGTGAATGTATTAAGATTTTCTATAACACATTTATATCTGCTAAGTTGAGTTTAGTTAATATGATTCAGGATGTAGCTGAGAAGCAAGGTAATATTGATGTAGATGTTGTTACTGATGCATTAAAGAATTCTACTCGTAGAATTATGGGACCTAGTTATATGAAGGCAGGTATGGGTGATGGTGGAGCATGTCATCCTCGTGATAACATTGCACTGCGTTATATGTCAGACAATCTTGGACTAGGTTATGATCTCTTTGATGCAATTATGGAAGCAAGAGAAATACAGGCTAAAAATCTTGCAGAAAAATTAGTAAGAACAGGATTGGAGAATGTTGTTATTGTGGGTAAAGCATATAAACCACATGTTCCATATGAGGCAGGATCTTATAGTTTGTTGGTAGGACACTATGTAAAAGAGTTTGGTGCTAATGTTTATTATGATGATGAATATACGGGTGATAAACCACCAGAGGATCTTGGATCTGCTGCATATCTATTAGCACATGATCCTGAAACAACATTCTTGGGTTGTTTAGATCCAGATCCAGATAAGCAGCAAAAAGATATATTCCCAAAGGGTTCTATTATCATTGATCCTTGGAGAAAGTGTCCACCAATTTCTGGTTGTAAAGTAATTCATTATGGTAATACAAGATTGATCAAATGAAAGCATTAGTTACTGGTCACCATGGTTTTATAGGAAGTCATGTTTACGAACATTTACTATCACACGGACATGAAGTTGATGGGTATGACCGACCTTTTGATTTGGGTGATTTTAAAACAAATAAAAAGTATGATGTAGTGATACACTTAGCAGCAAATGCTGCGATACGTGAGGCTATTGAGAATCCTGATTTGTTTTGGGAAAATAATGTTGTAAAATCTAAACCAATATTTGATTACTGTAGAGATAATAATGTGAGATGTTTATATGCTAGTTCTGCTTCTGTGTATGAATGGTGGATAAATGCATATGCAATATCTAAGAAAGTAAATGAAATACAAGCACCACCAAATAGTGTGGGCATGAGATTTTTTAACGTGTGGGCAGAAAAGGTAAGTCGTTCTGATATGTTATATCGCATGCTTGAGGAAAAAACAGCAACTTATCTTACAAGACATAAGAGAGATTGGATTCATGTTAATGATATTGTAACTGCTATTGCAACTCTGATTCCTAGCAGTTATACTGGAATACTAGATGTTGGTACAGGAAATCCTGTATCAGTTATTGACCTTGCAACTAAAATGGGATTGGGACATTTACCTATCAAAGAAGATACACCAGGTGAAAGAGATATTACCTGTGCGGATACTTCACAGTTAAGAGAACTTGGATGGATTCCAACAATCGATATTCTTGATTAATATGGATAAAAATAAAGCAGCATTTAAATTAAAAGGTCTTCCACCCATATATTATATTAATCTTGATGGTCAACCAGAGAGAAAAGTATATATGGAGGCACAGTTTAAGTATTGGGAGATTGAAAATTATACGAGAGTCTCTGCTTATGATGGTCGTGAAGATGATCTTGGAGATATACTCAAAGGTAAATATCCTGATAATATGTTATCAGGTGAAGTGGGATGCACTACCTCCCATTTAAAATTACTTAAAAAGTTTCTTGAAGAGACAGATGATCCCTGTGTGCTTGTCATGGAGGATGATTGTAGTTTAGATCCTGTATCTTCTTGGGGATTTACTTGGAGAGAGTTTTATTCTCACCTACCCTACGATTATGATGTCATACAGTTAGCTATCATAAATCCAGCAGAAGTTCATATGAGATTACATCGTCGATTTGTCAATGATTTTTCAACAGCTTGTTATTTAATTACACGGCATCATGCAGAGAAATTAGTCAAGTTGCACTGTCGTGATGATAAGTACAAGATTGATCAGGGAGTCAAACCAAGAGCAGTGGCAGATGATTTAATATACAATTCAGGGAATACATTTTCTATTCCTCTTTTTCTCTATAGAATACAAATGGGTTCTTCTATCCATAAGGAACATGTAGAAGTATTTCATAAATCAAGTCACGAAGGTTTGACGAATTTTTGGAAAAATCAAGCAAATCAAATTACAGACTGGAAACTTGTTTTTGATTATGATCCATACTTTGGCACACTCCCACCTGGTTGGCAAGGAAAATAGTTAACATAACTTTATCTTATGTGACATATTAGTGCCATTTAATTATGTTCGGGATCCCGAATGTTAAGATATTTGACAAAATTTAATATTTTATATATAATATTGTTACATAAATTAATAATTCAATGACAGTTACAACTGAATCAGGTGGAAGACAAAATGCTTTCCCAAATGAAACCCGTCCTTACATCGATGAGTCAGTCTCATATGAAGGATATCCACAAAACGCAGAAAAAGTAAATGGTCGTTGGGCTATGATTGGTTTTGTTGCACTACTAGGTGCATACATAACAACTGGACAAATCATTCCAGGTATATTCTAATGGATACAAACCATTCTTATTGGAAATACGCAGAGAAGGTCAATGGTCGTCTCGCAATGCTCGGTTTAATAATCGGCACAGTCAACTACGGACTATTCGGTTCGATAGCACCAGGTTTCTTCTAAAAAATGAAACTCATTTCACAATTCACAATTACAAAAAGGTACAAACTCATGACTCCAGAAGCAGAAAGATTTAACGGTTGGGCAGCAATGCTTGGTTTCGTAGCAGCAGTCGGTGCATACGCAACAACAGGAAACATCATTCCAGGCATATTCTAATGTCTAATAAAGATATCTTATTAAGAGCACAAGGTCGTGCAGCAATGATGGGATTCATATTTTTATGTGGTTCTTACATTGTAACAGGTCAACTAATTCCAGGTATCGTATAATGTTTGGTACAAGAAGACAAGACGTAGAGAACGTCGCACAAGATAGAAAGCAACCTGAAAGAGAAAA